CGTTAAGTATATGCCCCTTTGTACCCATTAACGAAGTTTCAGCAGCTTCACTAGCAGCAGAACTTGTATCCCAAGTAGTGCTACCGTTGTTATCAGTGCCTACTGGTATAGCATCGCTCCACCGCAAGGTAAAAGGTTTTGATACTGCCGAACCACTAGCACTGTCTGTAAGATTTAAAGCTATTAAATGATTACGGAACGGAATAATCGCTTTACATTTTAACGTAGCTGGAAAATTAGTAAGGTCTGCAAATTGCGAACCACCTTGAGTAAAACTTTGAGGAGCATCTATACCGTTACAAGCTATAAGAACACCGCCTAATACGCCTCCCTGCCAGTTATTAGTAGTGCTAGCAATAGTCGTATACGCACCGCTAGAGCGTGTAACATCTGCGTGTGTAGTTCCTGTAATTTTTCTAAGACCCGTTGCTGTTCCGTATATCCACAACTCTGTACTACCTTGAAGCCAGCTTGTAGCCCAGTAGGGATTATTGCTAGAACCGGGTGCTCCAAAAATTTGTATATGTCCTTCTATTTTGCCAGCTTTGCCATCCAAAAACCTCACGTTATTACCATAGCTAAAATACGAAGGAGGCATGTCATACGGAGACAGGTCGGTATTTATACTAAAACGTGGGGGCTGCTTGCCGTTTATATCAAATAATTCTTTAGCCATTGCCAGCACTCGTTTGCTCAGTCCATGTAGTCGAGTCCCATTCTTGCAAAGCAATATAGTCAGAATCTTCTAGCAGAATGTTTCCACCAGATTCCTGTATAAGACAAAACTCTTCTACTACCCAATTAGTAGGCATTAAGCACCTCTACGAACAAGACCACCGGGATCGCCCTGAACTGACATTTGCATAACAGTTCCGCTATATCTAGCTGCTTCCTCTGCTGCCGTTACGTCTTCCATTGCTTTCTGGTAAATAGCCATAAATCTCTGAGTTTGCTCTGTATCGTTAAGATAAATTGATCCTTCCAAACATGCACCAAATAAATACAAGTCTGGAAAAGAAGTTAGTATATCATTAGTAGTAACACTATCAGACAATGGGCTAAGTTTTTTATAGTAGTTAATACCCAAGGTATAGGTAGAATCCGGAGTTGGATATAGTTTAATATCCTTGCCCAAATTTGTATACGCTCTTGGATAACCGCTAGTATACGCTCCATACTCCCTGCTTCCAGATTCTGGACTGAGGTAGTTTAAAGCATAACTGTTTGAATCAGAAGTTTCGTATGTAACATTTCTAAGTTCAATTAAATCAGTAGGCAAGTTATAAAAAGGTATGTCAGCAGTTGTAGTAGTTTCTGCTCTGACCATGTTAGCTCTTACCCTAAGCTCACGGTCTAACCTGTTTTCTGTTAAAGATATAAAATCAGGTATAACACTTGTAAGATCATCTCTGTTAAGATAATTTGCTACACTTGTTTTTATTTCTGAATAGGTTGAAAGACTCATTAGATATTACTTTCGTGTGTCCGTAGAAATCTATATTCAGGGTCGTTCAAAAGTTGTTTAACTCTATGCCAGTGATCTTTATTCATAATATCCACGCCATGTTCAGCTTTCCACTTTTCAATAATAATAAGCGGAATACTGGCAACTTTACGCATACCACCTTGAGTTTCCACGCCACCGTGTATGTAGTCTTTATTAAATTCTTTCTTATTAAGTTCTAGAAGTGGCGAAATATCCTGAACAGAGTGTTGAACAATCTTGTCTTCGGAGTGGTCATAGGAAGTACCACGTTTAATAGGAGAGGAATCAGTCATTTTTATTTCTTTCCTTAAAGTGGGGAGAGCCATTACAGCCCTCCCCGATTAAGAACAGTCTAGCTTAGGTCGTAGACAGCACCGTGAGCTTTTTCGTTATCCACCTGCAAGGTGTATTCCGTAATAATAGCTCGCTGCTCGCCATCAGACGTAGAAGCCACTTCACGCTGGAAGAAAGGACGTAGGTAAGCCAGTTTGTAATACTCAGGATCAAGAAGCCATACATCCCGTGAACGCTGTAGGCGGTTCGGGACAACAGCCATTTCACCAAAGTCACTTACATATACATCCATACCACCGACAATACGCTGGTCGGCAACATCAACGAAGTTAGAAACTCCGGATGCTCCACCAACGCCCACGAAGCTAGAGAAGGTCTGCTTCTGTGCAGGAGCCATCATCAAATACTTGATGTCAGCACCGTTGTTGTAGGAAGTTAGGATAACTGCCTTAAGCAAGGTTTCGGTAAAGGCTCGCTGAGTACCATCGGTACGAGCTGCACCAGCACCTGCACCAGAACCGCCACTACCGGCACTTACGTTTGTGGAAACCCACGAAGTAAGACTGCCAAGTTTACGCACAGTAGAATCAGCAGACATGGCAGTCTTGGCGGTGTTAGCACCTACCAAGGTTGATTCCATATCACGCTTGAGTTCTTTAGCACGTTTGGACATCTGATAGGCAAGCTCTTCTTTACGACCCGCTTTCGATACAGCATCAAGCGTACCGGAAACAAGCGTGGTTTTCAAGCTGATCTGACAGATGTTGCCAAGACGGGTAGTAGCCGAAGGTTCGGCAGCAGTAAGAGTTGAACCTTCTTCGTGGTAGTTAGTAGTGGCTGCGGCTGTAAGAGCATCCGTCTGCCACTCATGGTTTACTGCAATCGCATCTCCACGACCACCCATAGACATAAAGGGCGTTTCAGTCGGAGAGATGTCGTAAATTACATTTTCCAAGTCTTCACGAAGACCCTTTGCGGAGAATGTAACGTACACTCCTGTTGGTTGTGCCATTTGAGTTACCTCATTGTTTGAAAGTTAAGACTCTAACAAGTCCAGAAAAACATTTGCTGCATCACGGGTATGACCTGTTTTCGCTAATCTTTCTCGTTTAGCCTGAACACCCTTCTTGGCTTTTTGAGCCTTAGTTTGAGGTGTTCCTGACTTTACAACCTTTGGAACAGATTTAGATTTTTTAGTGGAAGCCGATTTAATTCCCTTGTCTGCCATCATAGCTTTATGCAATACTAGGACAACTTTGTGATCGGTTATTCCATCTACATCCTCTGGAGAGAAACCAAGACCTAAAGTATATTGCCTAATGTCGTTTCTCAAAGTTGAGGAAGGGTCTGCATACTCTGGAAGTTTTTCTGCCAAGATTTTAGCTTCTTCTTGCAATTTTTCTTGTAAGAAATTTTGCGTATCCTGAGTTGCTTGCTCTACTACTCTTGCTCGTTCTGTGTTAACATGAGCAATTTTATCTTGAGCATCTTGAAACTCTAAACGCTTTTCCATATATTCCATTGGGTCGTCTTGTTTAAGAGATACCCAATCAATATTTTTAAAACGCTCTAAGTCTGCATTTTGCTGTGAAGATAAAAAATCAAGAGCTTTAGAGTATTCTTCTCTTTCTTTCTGAACAGCCTGTAAATTAGCTTCGTAGGCTTTTCTCTGTTCCGCTAAAGATTGCGATTTACGGGTATAATCCGCTTGTCTCTGGTATCCGTTTCGTAGTTCATCCAGAGTAACCTCTTGTTCTTCACCGTCTACTTTAATAGTATAAGTGCTAGGGGTTTCTGTTTCAACTACTTCTTCTTCTACCTCTTCTATTTCTTCCTCCGGCTGGTCTTCGACATCCGTAGCTTCCAACTCTTCAGAGTCTTCAACTTCTTCTACCTCCTCAGTTTCTTCTTGTAACTGCGAAACTAATTCAGATTCTGACTGAACCTTGCCTTTGGGGTTTTCGACTGCTTGTTCTGGATTGGTGTTTTCGTCACTTCCAAACATGACATCGAACATGTTAAGTTGTGGCTTATTGACTTCCCCTTCGGGATTGGTCTGTGCCTCACTCATTTTTAGTTACCTCGTTAGTTGTTTACAATTTTGTCATTGTGGATGACTGCTTTTAGGTCTTCCTGTATGGAACGCAAAGCGTTAAGTTTCATCCAACATATTTCTCGTTCATCTGTAGTTTCGGCAATGCTCCATTGAGATATTAAACTATTTTGTATGTTTTCCATGACTTCCTTAAAAACTTCATTGTTAAGGATAGCCTTGGCTTCATTAGCTTTTTCTCTAGAGTTCAAAGTTTAATACTTTACTGATGCTGTTTTGCCGAGATTTTGATGGGATTTACCAGCGTTTTCTCCTTTAAAGAAACGATTTCCGCTATTGCCTTTGCTAGGAATAGTAGGAGAATTACCACCGGCAGGGGGCTTGGCTCGGTTGCCCACCTTGCCCGATACATTACCTGAATACGCTTTAGGCATTTTATTTCCTTTCACCATTTTTTGCAAGACCAGTATCTTGCTGTTAATTTACTAGGGGGGTTAGTGTCACATTTATGTCTAGCCCTGAAACTTTTACGTCTCTTTGGCTGGTCTTTTTTTATAGACATATTAGGATCGCCAAATCTTACAAGTTTGATTTTGCTTCCTTGTTTTGCCAAGACTGCAAATTTCTTACTCTTACCGGGAGTTCTTTTAGGTTTGTTATACCCGGAAAACCTTTCACCTCTGTAGTTAATACTCATGTTTTTATAATAAAGTTAATAGGCTGGGCTTTCAACACTGCTGATCCAGAAGCTGCACTAGCAGATACTGCTGTTCCCAAGGAAAACCCCGAACCAACTCCTACTGGAAAATATGTTCTATAGTCAGGAACTCTAAAGTTTGAACCAGATGTTCCAAACACCGTTCCTACAACAGAGTAAAGAGCAGAGTAAG